AGTCAATATAAATTTGCTGATGGTGGTCGTATAGGTTTTGATAATGGTGGTTATACCTTAGAACAATTTATGCAAGACAAAAGTAATGTAGATAAGTTTATGAATCAAGAGCAGATGAAAAGACTGTATGAAAAAATGATGAAACAAAAAGAAGTTAGAGAACAAAAACAAATGGCAGCTGATGGTGGTCGTATAGGCTATGCTATGGGCACAGATGAGAACGTGGATCAAGCGTCAGGCATCATGGGTCTACCTCAAAGAACTAATAAAGCAGGTGTAAAAGAGCTAGATTTACGAGAAACAGGTGGATTTATTCCTCCAGTTGGTGTAAAAGAGAAGGCAGATGACATACCTGCTATGTTATCAAACAATGAATTTGTATTCACTGCAGATGCCGTACGTGGTATGGGTAACGGCAATGTCAATAAAGGCGCACAACGTATGTACGATATGATGAAAACTTTAGAAAAAGGTGGAAGGGTATAATGTCAACTGAAACAATAACACAAAGATCCGAATTACCAGAATTTTTAGAAGCAGAAGGTAAACTTTATTTAGGTGAATTACGACCTGCGATAGCTGGACAAAAAGCTGCGGACTTATCAAAAGTATTCGGTCCACAATTTGTAGCTGGTCAAGATCCACTGCAACAAAGAGCTGTACAATTAGGAACACAAGGTATTGATTCTTTTAAACCATTCTTAACAGCTGCACAAGGAGCCACAGGCCCACAAGCGTATCAACAATTTATGTCTCCTTACCAAAGAGATGTAATTGATGCAAGTTTACAAGAATTTGATTTACAAGCTCAAAGAGGATTAGGAGCATTATCTGATCAAGCAGTTAGATCGGGAGCGTTTGGCGGTGCAAGACAAGGTGTTGCAGAAGCAGAATACAGATCAGCATCTGATAGAAACAGAGCAGCATTACAAGCACAACTATTACAATCAGGTTTTGGACAGGCACAACAAGCAGCTCAACAACAATTTGCTAACCAAATGAATTTAGCTCAACAGGTTCCTGCATTACAAGGTCAGCAAGTTGCAGGTTTAACAACTTTAGGCGCTGGATTACAATCACAAAGACAAGCAGAATTAAGTGCACAACAACAATTAGCACAACAAAAATTAAATCAACCTTTGGCCGCAGCTCAACAATACGGTCAAGGAATTATGGGATTAATATCAGGATATCCAACAACAACCACAACAACGCAACCTGCGGCTTCACCAATGCAACAAGCTTTAGGATTAGGTGCAACACTTGCTGGAGTATATAGAGCGTTTAGTTAATATGAGTAGAGTATTTAGAAGACCAATGTTTAGAAAAGGTGGTGGTGTCAATATGAATGGCATCATGTCTGGTATTGAAGATAGACAACAATTCAGGTCAGGAAGTATAGACATGAATCCTGCAGATACTGGTTTTCAACTTTCTTTACCACAAAGATCAGCACAAGAGTTGGGTTATGATTTTGATTTTGCAGTGCCTACATTTAAAAGATCTCCTGTTAGATCGGTGGGAGACATAAGATCAACTTATGAAAAAGAATTACTTGAGGCTGCTGGAGACAGAGGTGGTTTTGATCCTTTGACAACTTTTCTTTTACAATATGGTCCACAAGCTGCAACTCAAACAGGTGGTGGTGGACTTATAGGAAATCTTGTGGCTGCAGCTAAAGATCCTGTAGATACCCTGATAAAAGACAAAAGAGATGAAGATGCTTTTTTAAGGGGTATTAGAACTAAAGCGGCTGGGGCAGCAATAACAACAAAAGAAGACCAAGATAAAATGGCCATGGAAATAGAAAATAAAATAGAAGTAGCTAAAGCAGATGTGATTAATAAAGGTAAAGAATTACAAAATAAAATATATGCAAATAAAGAATTAACAAATGCTGAGAGAGATAATTTATTGACTCAATTAGGAGCTAATAGAAAATTAGCTTTAGAAAAATTAGATATACAAGGTGAACAACAAAAAGAAAAAATAAAAAGCTCTGAGAAAATAGCTGAAATGAGTATAGATGCTAGCAAAACAACAATAAATGACACAATAGAAGAGGAAGCAAAAAAATTAGTAGAAGATGGATCCGTATCAAGTTATTCAGAAGCTAAAAATCAAAAAACATGGCAATATGAAACAAGCGGTGAATTAATGAATCAAGGATATAATGTATCAGATGAATTATTAGTTGAATCAATTGTAAATGATCCTAAAGAATTTACACGAAAAGCTGGGAAGTTATCTAAAAAACCAGGTAATGAAGGTAGAATATTTTATTTTCCAAAAGGAGATCAATACTTTATTTTAGAAGGAGGTGTGTTTAAACCTTTTGAACTTCCAGGTGCAAAAAAAGATAACAGTAAAGAGACTTTAGAAAAAACTAATAATGTGACAGAAGAAGTAGATGGTATCACTAATTATGAATATGGCACAGGAGATAAAAGAGATCAAACAAGAGATATAAGACAAAAAATATCTCAACTTAAAGGACCTATAAATAATCCTAATCGTCTATATGATACTTCAATGAATAAAGGTCAAAAATCTGCTTACGAAAGATATTTAAGCGACTATAGAAATCAGTAGGAGGCTAAATGGCTGAATATAATCTGAACTCTGCAGAAGAATACAGTGAAGTAAGTTGGTATAAAGCTCTCGGCGCAGGGTTATTATCGGGTGCAATAAAAGTACCAGAAGGTATTGTTTCTCTCGGTGCAGAACTAATAGATTTAGGAGCAGACTCAGATACAGCTGCGGATGTAGAAGAATTTTTTGATAAATTAAATCCTTTTGAAGAAATAGCTGAAGAAAGATTAATAGGTAAACTAACTGAATCAATAGTACAAATAGCTGTACCTGGAGGTATAGGTTTTAAAGTTGCTAATAAAGCTGCAAGGGGATTAACTTCAAGAGCTTTAAAAGCCAGAAGAGGACCTGCGTACGCTCAATTTGGAAAACAAGGAAAAACACCCGATCCAGCTAAATTACAAACAGCTCTTAAAAAAGTTCGAGACTTAAATAAAAAATCAAAATACGCGAGATATTCAGTTGCAGTAGGAGGAGGTGCAGCAGGTGAAATGTTTGTGGTAGATAATGATGAAATAGGTACTTTCGGTGATATGTTTGAAGGACCAACTGAATTAGACAGAAGTGAATCTTATGGCAGAGAAGATGCTTCTAGAAAATTAATGAATAGAATTAGATTTGGATCAGAGTCTTTATTCGTAACACCTTTTGTATACGGGGCAGGTAAAACTGCTAAACTGTTAGCACAACGTGGAAAAGAATTAGCTTATAGTAAATCTGCATTTCAAAGAGCTATTGATAAATATATAAGAGCACCTTTTCAACCTAGAGGTAAATTAACTCAAGAAGTTTTTGAAAGTGAAATGCTTAAACAAGGATTAAAGGCAAGAGATTCTAAAAGAGCAAATGAAATAGTAAATAATATTACCAGAACTTTAGATGGTATATTGCCAACTATTGAAGAAGTTGGAGACAAAGGAGTTAAACCTGCAAAAGATATTTTTTTAAAAAAAATAAACGATTTATTAATAGGTGGAGATATAGAAAAAGGTATAGACCAAAAAAAATTAGGAGAAATAGTTGAGGAATTAAACATAAAAAATGTTTCTCAAGATAAAATACAAGATTTAGTAAAAAATTTAGATGCAGGCAGAGCTGAATTTAATAGTTTAGTAGATATATTAAAAAGAACATCAAAAAATACTAAAGGTGCTACAAGTGAATTTCAAGATTTGTTTCAAAAAAGATTAAGTGGGTATGCAGGTAATACATTTAAAATTTTTGAAACAAAAAGTAGTATATTTAATGCCTTTAGAAAATATCAACCGACAGATGAAGCTTACACAGCAGCTGTAAAAGTTTTTAAAGATTCTTTAAGCACCACAGAAAACCAAGCAAGACAAATTATAGATGATATATTAGAGCAAGCTGGTAAAGTTAAGAAACCAAAAGAACTTCCAGAGTTTAATTACACAGTAAAAACAATGGAAGATGGTACACCTAAATTTTTAGAAAGAGGTGTTGGTTTAGGTAAAGATCAAGCTGGTACCGCTGCACAAAAAAAGGCATTAAAAGAACTATTTGGAGAAGTAAAAGATCCTAGGTTTACAATATTTAATTCCATAACTAGTTTATCTTATTTAGCTAGAACTTCAGACATGTTTAATCAAATACTATTAAAAAATGAAGCCGTACAAAAAGCAGGCGGTAGAGGATTTTTTTGGGCAGATGATAAAGTAGCAGAAGCTGCTGTTAATAAAAGGCAAACAGGTATTGAAATAGTTAAGATGGACGAAGTACTAGGTGAGATAGATGGTTTAAAAGGTATAACAAATCCTATTTCAAATTTATATACGACCAGAGAAATAGCAGAAGGAATAAAAGCATCCAATGATGTTTTATCAGGTTTACAAGGATTTGTAAGAGGAACTAAAGATATGAGTGGTGCAGAAAAAGTTGTAAGTTTTTTCTATAGAAATCTTCTTTTGTTTCCAAAAAGTATTTCACAAATGTCAAAAACTATTTTTTCTATACCCACACATTTACGTAATTTTTTTAGTGCAGGTGCATTTACTGCTGCTAATGGAGTTTTATTTGATGGTATAACCAATCCTAAATTATTAGGAAATGCTTTTAAAGATGGTATAGATGTGTCTGCTTTGTTAAAACTTGGACCAGGTTCAGCAAGAGCTCAGGCTCAATATCAAGATTTATTAGAGTTAGGTGTTGTAAATTCTCAAGTTCAAATGGGAGATTTAATATCTCTTTTAAAAGACACAAATGCTGGTTCAACTATGATGAACATAGATGGTCCATTAGGTAGACTATTTAAAGGACTAAAAAACATAGGTAAAAAATTTCAAGATAAATATACAGCAGAAGACGATACATTTAAAATTACAAACTTTGTTGTAGAACTAGAACGGTTAAAAGCTAGAAATGCAAAAAGATTAGGTGTCTCATTAGATGATTACAAAAAACAATTAGATTTAGCTAAAGGAAAAAATGGTGTTATTGATAGAGGTTCTGATTTATGGGGTCTTCAGAAAGAAGCTGCAGAGATTGTAAGAAATACTGTTCCAAATTATTCTTATGTTGGTGATGTTGTAAAAACAGCAAGACTATTACCTGTAGGTAATTTTATGTCTTTTCCTTCAGAAATTATTAGAACTACAGCTAATATTGCACAACAGGGTTTAAAAGAAATGAGACATGTATTAGGTGAAGGAGCTGTAAGAGTTAAAGGTTCTAATTTAACACCAACAGTTACAGAGATATTACAAGATGGAAGTGAAAGAGTTGTAAGAAATAGTGCATATGAAGATGGTAGTTTTAGAACAGGTTTTAAAAGATTAATGGGTATGGCAACCACTTTAACAGCTGTTCCAATTGCAGTTTCAGAAGGAGCAAAAGCTTTATATGATGTTACGTCAGAAGAAATAGATGCAATGAGAAGGTTTGTACCTGAATGGTCTAAAAACTCCACACTAGTTCCACTAAGATTGGATGATGGAGAATTGAGATACATAGATTTTAGTAAGAGTAATGCTTACGATGTAGTAGCCAGACCTTTTAGAACTATTATAAATAATTTAATTGAAGGTGATAAGAATGATGAAACAATATTAAAAAGTTTTACTGATGGTGTAACAGAAGCAAGCGGTGAGATTATGGATCCTTTCATATCAGAGTCTATATTTACTGAAGCAATGTTTGATTTAACTCTTAGAAATGGAAGAACAGATGATGGCAGACTACTTTATACTGATCAAACATCTGCTGGAGATAAACTTGCAATTCAATTTGGACATTTATCAAAAGCAATACTACCTAACAAAATGCCTTACGAAAGAATACTTTCAGCTGCAATGGGAACAGCCACAGAAAGAGGAGATGTTTTAAACATAGGTCCAGAACTTGCAGGTTTTATGGGACTAAGACCAATAAAAATAGATCCGTTAAGAACAATGAATTTTAAAGTAAATGAATATCAAAGAGGTATTAGAGAAGCTAGAAGAGAATTTACTGGAGGTAAGTTTGGTGTATTAAAAGGTGGACCAGTCTCTGCTGAAGATATAGTTGAAAGATATATTTCATCTAATAAGGCTAGATTTAATGTTCAAAAAGAAATGTTTAGAGACTTAGAAGCTGCTCAAGTATTAGATGCAACTACCAATAATTTAAGAAAGTTATTTAAAGATAGACAAATTAGTAATAAAAATTTTAATAATTTATTAAGAGGAACTTTTGATCCATATTATCCATCACAAGATATTTTGGCTAAATTTAGAAATATTGCTAGGGCCCTAGGGGAATCTGATCCTTTCTTGGAAGCGAGAACAGATATAAATAGTATAAAAAGAGATTTCAGAAATCTTGGATTAGGAACTAGATTTAGAACTGAAAGAGCAGTTGGAGGACATATACAGGATGCATTAAATCAACAATACGATGTTAATTCTATTATAGATAATATAGCTAGAGATTTAGATTCACTAACTTTAAATGATGATTTTAATATTGAGTTAACTGATTACATGCAACCTGCTACAACAATTCAAGCACCACCGTTACAAGATCAACCAATGCCTAACTCTCAAGTCATTCAAGGACAACCACAACAAAATTTAATGGCGTCAGGATTGACACCAGTTGAGAATGCTCTACTATCAGAAGAAGAGAAGATGATAAGACTAAGACAAAGAGGTATGGTATAATGCATAGTTTGGGTGGTATGATAGACGTGATCTATCGGGTGCTTATAGCGGGGGCTATAAAATAATGGCAAGTAAACAACAAGACGCACTGCAAAGAATAGAGTCACATGAAAAATTGTGTCGTATTATGCAGAAACAAACTTACGACAGAATGCAGGAGTTACAAGGACAGATAACAAGAATAGAAAGAATTTTATTAGTATCTATGGGTGCAGTTATGACTGGTATGGGCGGTGTTATTGTAGTTCTTTTACAAAAACTTTAAATCCAATCTTTTAAATCTTCACCTAAAATTTCATTAGCAATATTTATTTTATTACGTAAAGCCTTTACAATTCTATCATCAATAGTATTTTCAGCAATGATATCGATGTATGTCATTGGTTTTACCTGTCCAATACGATCAATACGCGCTTCTGATTGTTGTCTTTTTTCTAAATCATAACCATTAGAAAAATAAATCATTGTACTAGCAGCAGTTAATGTAATACCATAACCACCTGTATGTGTAGTACCTACAAAGAATCTACATTTGTCATCATTTTGAAATTTTTTTATATTAATTGATCTTTGATCTTGGGTTGTCTCACCAAAATAATCTACAACAGAATCTTCACCATATTTATTTTTTATTTCTTCAATAATTCTTTTTACATCGTGGGTATAATGTGACCATATGACCGCTTTGTTATGCACATTTTCAAGTATGTCCATAAGTTCAGTCACTCTATTACACGGTAAATTTTTTATTGTGCCATCATCTGCTGTAAAATGTCCACAAGTTATCTGATGAAGTCTCATTAATTGAGTCATGACTGTTGCGGAAGATTGCATTTTGCCATCAAGAAAAGCAATAGCTTCTTGTTTCATTTGTGCATATACTTTCTTTTGTTCTTTGGTTAATTCAACTACATGCTTCATCCAAGTTTTTTCTGGTAAATCTAGACAATCATCTTTCAAAACTCTTTTAGAAAAAGGTTTTATCTTATCTGATAACTCACCTAAATTTCTATATCCTACAACTATTTCTACCTGTCTACCAGACACCTGTATCTTTCTAGTTACAGCATAACGAGCCTTGAACGTCCAATAAGAAGAATGACCTAAGAGCCAGGGATCAAGGAACTCACATTGACTAAATAAATCTAATGGTGATTTAGTTACAGGAGAACCCGTTAAGATTCTCCTGTATTTAGCTAGCTCCCTCAGCGCAATAATACTTTTAGTTCTTTTTGTAGTGGGTGTTTTAATAGTTGTAGACTCATCTATTGCTATCATAGCATTATGTGATGATAAAAATTTATATGCAAAAGCAGGGCCATCCGTAGAAGAAAAAGCTTCTACATTCATTATTAGAATATGTAATTCAGTTCCTGTTTTAAACAGAGTATTTAATAAATTTTTTTGTTTAACTGACTTATCTGATGTTTTCCATAAAACTATTTTTTTAAAAATATGGTCGGGTAAATGCGTTGGTATTTCTGAATCATACCAGTTTTTATATACACCTTTAGGTGCAATAATTAATAATCCATTTATCTTACCTTTATCATAAAGCATGGCAGCGTTATCTAATAGAACTTTAGATTTACCTGTACCCATCTCCATGAAATAAGCAAAATTTTCTTTATCCCAAGAATCTTGTAGTGCATCTAATTGATGCTTATATGGTGTTGTTTTAAATTTATAATTTATCATAATATATACCTTTACTTTTCTTTCTAAGGCACTATATATGAAGAGAAAGGTAAAAAGTCAATGGCAAAAGTTTATTTAGTACAAGATATTCCTGTAGATAGAGATACAGGAAAACCAAAATTTGATATGACGCCTGCAATAAAATATGGCGAAATTAAGACAATGTTTCCTAGGTTGAAACAAATGCAGTTTTCACCTGGTCCTTTAATTCTAGAAATAAAAAATAGTTTAAAAGATTTTACGTCAGAAGATTATCTATTATTGTATGGTGATCCCGCTCTTATTGGGGTGGTATGTTCTGTCGCAAGTGACATTACTAATGGAAAATATAAATTATTGAAGTGGGACAGAATAGCATCTGGTTATTTTCCTATAGAAATAAATCTTTTTCAAAAGTAGTTGACAATTAGAAATTAGTTTCTATATTGTCAGCATGAAAGTAAATAATAAAGAGGTAAATATGACTAGTCTACGTGACGACGCACCAGATCAAATTGATGTATTTGATCCAACTCAAATATCTGAAGCAATTGAAAAATTAAAATCTGTTGGTGCACAGGTTTCTGCTACAGAATCTAAATTAAAAGAACTTAAGGAACAGGAAAAATTTATAAGTAATTTTACTATTCCTGAGATCATGAATAAAATGAATCTAAGTACAGTTAAATTAAAAGATGGTTCTGAACTATCTATTAAAAAAGTGTACAGTGCCACTATGAAAGCTGATAAAAAAGCTGAGGCAATACAATGGCTTCGAAACAATGGCCTGGGTGATATTGTGAAAAATGAAATCACAGTTAACTTTGGTCAAGGCGAAGAAAACAAGGCAGTAGCTTACGCTACCCTTGCAAGGGGTCAAGGCTATGAACCTTCTCAAAAGGAAGCAGTTCATGCCATGACTCTAAAAGTAACCATGGAAGATTGGAAGAACAAAGGTAACGTTGTTCCTGAAGATCTTTTTTGGACGTTTGATGGTAATCAAACGAAAATAAAAAATAAAAAATAAATAATAAGAGGTAAATACATATGTCAAATACAGACACTCAAATGGTAAAAAAGAATAGTGCGGGAGCATTATCACCAGTTAACTTAAGAGCTGATTCAGGCAAAGGTACAGAAGAAATTAAGGCGAGCGATACATCGACTCCGATCTTAAAAATTCTTCATCAGCTTTCTCCAGAATGTAACGAGAGAAGTGCCAAGCATGTGCAAGGTGCACAACCTGGTATGATATATTCAAGCAGTTTTGGATCTTTAATTAGTGGAAACAAAGGACTAGATATAGTTATTTGTCATTCACAAACTAGATTTCCAGAATGGCAGGAGAGAGGAGATAGCGCAGCAGCTCCTGTAGGTACTCACATGAATCCACCTGCAGATGCCGTAGAAGAAAAAAATGGAAAGTACAGATTATCTAATGGTAATTACTGTGAGAAAACCATGTACTTCTATGTTCTTGCACTAACAGATGGAGAAGTTAGAAAAGCTGTTATTGCAATGAGATCTTCTAACCTAACACCAGGTAGAGAATTAAATAACTTAATTCAAAACTTGAGAGCAGAAGATGCTAAAGGTTCATTTAGACCTGCAGCATATGCAGCTGTGTTCAATCTAAAAACAGCAGGCAAGAGTTGGGGAGATAAGAACTGGCATGTTTATAAACCATCTAAAGTTAGAATGTTAGATTTATCTAACAATGCTGATTTAGATATTTATGAAACAGCTAAGAAGCTTCAAGAAGAAGCTTTCAAAGGTTCAGCTAAGCCTAAATACGAAAAGGTTGACTCTACAAAGTCTCAAGATATTATCTAATATCTTAAGAAGAGTTTGTACAAACGGGGCGCTGAAGGGAGACTGGAGGCGCCTCATAACAGGAAGATGTGATGAAAGACTTTATAAAGTATTTTAGTGGGCTCACTAGAAACTACGGCGTTTGCAAAACAAATCAAGGCTACACCGATCCAGAAACTGGTAAAAAGAAATATAAACATGAATGGTCTCAAGAAAAAGTAACAGATCAAGATTACGAAGATCATTTAAAAGGAACTAAATCTATAGGTATTCAACCATGCACTGATGAAAGCACAGCTAGGTTTGGTGCTATCGATGTAGATAAATATCCAATAGATAGAGAATTTTATTTAAAAACAATTCAAGAAAAAAATTTACCAATCATACCAATACTATCTAAAAGTGGTGGTCTTCACTTATATGTTTTTACAACAGAGTTTGTAAAAGCAATAGAGATTAGACAATTCTTAGAACAAATGCTTTATGTATTTAAATTATCCATAAAGACAGAAATATTTCCGAAACAAACTAATTTAAAATCAGATGAAGATAACAAAACAAATGGTAACTTTATAAATCTTCCATACAACGGTCAAGACAGAAGAGCATTATCACCAGATGGTGAGGAAATGTCATTAGATTTATTTTTAAAATGTGTTGAGTTAAATGCTGTAAACAAAAAACAATTAAAAGATATTCAAGAAAAAATTATAACAGATGAATTAAGAGGTAGTGGTGAAGAGTTTGATGATGGACCGCCATGTTTAGGTATATTAACAAAAGAAATAATGGAAGATGATAGAGATAGGTTTTTATATAATTATATGGTCTTTGCTAAGAAAAAATACAAAGACAATTGGAAAGATAAAATAGTACAGGCAGCTAGAAACTATTTTAAGTTTGACTCAAAATGGACAGATGATCATGTTAAATCTAAGATTAAAAGTTGGGACAAAGAAACAAAAGGTTATCAATGCAATGGAGAATTACTTTCTCCTGTTTGTGTTAAAGGTGTATGTGTAAAAAGAAAATATGGTGTGTTGTCAGATAACAAAGAAACATGGCCTAGAATGTATGCATTACAAAAAATAAATTATAAACCTACACCAGAATGGAAGTTTACTGTTGAAAGAGATGATGGGGAAACAGTTCAAATACATGCAAAAGATATCTACAAATTAGAGAGTCAAAAAGCATTACGAGCATTATTAATGGAACAAGCTTTTGTAGTGTCACCAAACGTAAAAGGTAATGAATTTATAGAAATAATGAGAGCATTGTTTGATAAAGAAAAAGTAGAAATAATAGAACCTGCAGAGGGGACAAGCCCGACTGACGTATTACAAAAACATTTACATAAATATATTTATGGACCAAAAGCAACTACGTATAAATCTTTTGAAAGTGGTAAACCTTTTATAGATAATGAGTATGCATGGTTTGTTTATGATGAGTTCTATGCAGATTTAAAAACAAAAGAATGGAAGATAGATCCACAAAGAACTTCATACATGATAAAAGAAATATTTAGAAGTGAGAATAAAGATAGAAAAGCTTTGTTTAATAAACCAAAAAGGTTTCCAGGAAAAAATTCTAATGGAGATTATTTTCCACCTATAAAAACACTAAGGATACCTCTTTATCTTTTTGAAGAGAAAAAAGACATAAGAGAGATAGTAGAGTTTGAAGATGAAGAAGATATTTTATAATGATATATAAATACTTTGGTCCTCCAGGAACTGGAAAAACTCACAAATTAATTAGTAGAGCAAAAGCGTATGTAAAAATAGGTACTCCTTTAAATAAAATAGGTTACTTTGCTTTTACTAAAAAAGCTGCAGGTGAGGCTAAAAAAAGAATGCCTGCGCCAGATAAAAAACTTATATACTTTCAAACACTTCATTCTTTTGCATTTAATATATTGGATTTAAAAGAAGAAGATGTAATGCAGCCATATCATTATGAAAATTTTGGAAAAAAATTAAACGTAAAAGTAAAATACTATGACAGATATAATAAAGAAGAATCACATTTTTTGACTTGCGACAATCCTTATTTTCAAATTATACATAGAGCAATAAATAGATGTGAAAATATACGAAATGAATTTGATCGTGGAGAACATAACTCTAAAGAAATTGAATGGTCTATGTTACAACACATATCAGAAAATTATACTGAATATAAAAGTAAAAAGAAACTTATTGATTTCAACGACATGATAGAAATGTTATTAATCAAAGAAAATAAAATTCCAGAATTTGATGTTGTATTTATAGATGAGGCACAAGATCTGTCACCATTACAATGGAAACTCTATGATAAATTAAAAGAAAAAAGCAAAGATATATATCTTGCAGGTGATGATGATCAGGCTATTTTTGCATGGGCAGGAGCTGATGTTAATAGATTTATAAATGAACCTGCGAAAGAAAAAATACTTAAGTATTCTAAAAGAATATCAAAGTCTGTGCAAGAACAATCACAAATGTGTGTAGAAAACATAATAGGAGATAGAAAAATAAAAAATTATTATCCAAGAGATTATAAAGGTCTATGTGAAGAGATAGCTAACTTAGATCAAGTTAATTTATCAAAAGAAAAATGGTTGATTTTAACAAGAACTGTGTCAAGGTTGTTAAAAATAGAAGATGAACTAAGAAAAAAGAATATTTATTTTGAAAGTAACAGAGGTAAAAGTATTAAAATAAGATTATACAAAGCTGTAAAAAATTATTTATCTATACAAAATGGAAATAAATTAGAAGAAAAAGAACTAAAAGAACTTAAAGAATTTATGGGAGAAGAACCAGATTATAAAAAAGATTGGTACGAGGCTTTTAAAAATACTGAACAAGAGGACAAAGATTATTTACTTGGTTTATTAGATGCCAAAGAAGATTTGGATCAGGCTCCAAGGATCTGGATATCCACTATACACGCTATAAAAGGTGGAGAAGAAGATAATGTAATACTATGTTTAGATTTAGGAGATAAGATATTAAAGTCAATAAAGAAAAGCCAAGACAAAGAAGATGAGGAACACAGAGTTTGGTACGTTGGAGTTACTCGTGCAAAAAATAATCTATATAAATTAAAAGCAAGAATACAAAGAAAAGGATACAAATTATAATGAATTTATACCATGAGTATAAACCGATCGGGATAGAGATAAGTTCAGCGGCATGTGGTAGTGTCGTGGTTGGTCACCAAGTTAGTATGGTGTCTCGAATCCCACATCTAATCATCAATCACATCATACTGACACCTACCACATATTAACATGGACAGAATGCTTCAATATCAAATAGATGAATCGGCCAGGCAATATAATAAAACTAAGGATGAAAAATATAAATTAGAATGGCACAAAAAAATAAAAGAAGCATATGAAATTTATTTAAAAGAAATGCCAACACCAAATAAAAAAAGGAGGTAGATATATATGACAGACAATAAAATATTCGAAGGCGTTTTCCCACAGGATAAACAAATTGGGGGATCACATTACAAAAATTTTGAGATACAGCCCTACGAATTTATTTCTAAAAACAATCTTAGTTTTTTTCAAGGGAACGTTGTAAAATATGTTTGTAGATATTTGGAGAAGGATAAGATAAAAGACTTAGAAAAAATAATTCATTATTGTGAATTAGAAATAAAAAAAATGAAAGATACAAAATGATAAAAGCATTATCTCATTTATTATTTTTTACATTATTAACCGCCATTTATTTTTTTAAATGGAAAATATTTATAGGGAGTTTGCCTTTATGACAGCAAGTTATGGTTTTGGAATGTTATTTATTGGCATCATAGGATTATTTGTTGGTGCAATAGTAGCTCATTATATAATTAATAAAAACATAGAGAAGGACAAAGATGATACTACCTCAAACTGAGTGGTTACCTCCAAAAGAATTTCCAGACTTAAGTAAGCACAAGGAGATTGCAATTGACTTAGAGACTAAAGATCCTGACTTAAAAAAGAAAGGATCTGGTTCTGTTGTAGGTAGAGGTGAGATAGTTGGTTTTGCTGTAGCCGTAGAAGGTTGGAAAGGTTATTATCCGATTGCACATGAGACAGGTCCAAACATGAACAGGGAAAAAGTTATAGAATGGTTTACAAATGTTTGTGCCTTACCTGCTACAAAAATATTTCATAACGCAATGTACGACGTATGTTGGATACGTAAATTAGGTATAAAAATCAATGGTTTAGTGGCCGACACCATGATTGCTGCATCTTTAATTAACGAGAATAGATACTCATATACTTTAAATACTTTGTCATGGGCATATTTACAAAAAGGAAAAAATGAAACAAAATTAATTGAGGCTGCTAAAGCAAGAGGTTTGGATGCAAAAGCAGACATGTGGAGACTACCTGCAATAGAAGTTGGAGAGTATGCAGAAAAAGATGCAGAGTTAACTTTAGAACTTTGGCAATTATTTAAAAAAATAATTGAGGAACAAAATTTAAAAAATATATTTGATTTAGAAACTAGTCTTTTTCCCTGTCTTGTTGACATGAGATTTCTTGGAGTGAGAGTGGACGTGAGCAAAGCGCATGAATTGAAACGACAATTAGCACTACAAGAAGAGATGCTACTGCACAAAATAAAAAAAGATAGTAACATAGACGTTCAAATATGGGCAGCAGCAAGTATTGCCAAAGTTTTTGAAAAACTAAATTTATCTTACGATTTAACTGAAAAAACAAAGTCACCATCTTTTACAAAAAATTTTATTACTAATCATTCACATCCTGTAGTTAAACTAATAGCAGAAGCCAGAAAAATAAACAAGGTGAGAACTACATTTATTGATACTATAATTGAACACGAACATTTAGGCAGAATACATGCAGAGATAAATCAAATTAGATCAGACGATGGTGGTACAGTTACAGGCAGATTTAGTTATTCTAATCCTAACTTACAGCAGATACCTGCTAGAGATCCCGTAACAGGTCCTATGATTAGGTCTTTGTTTATACCAGAAGAAAACTGCAGGTGGGGTTGTTTTGATTACTCGCAACAGGAACCAAGGTTAGTTGCGCACTACGCATTACGTTATGAATTACCATCTGTAAATACAATTGCAGATTCATATGATTCAGATCCATCGACAGACTTTCATAAGATAGTTGCTGAGATGGCTGAGATACCTAGAACAGAAGCAAAAACAATTAATCTTGGATTGTTTTATGGTATGGGTAAAGCAAAGCTTCAAGCAGAGCTAGGTGTATCAAAAGAAAAAGCTGAAGAACTTTTTGAGAAGTATCACGGCAAAGTTCCGTTTGTAAAACAACTAATGAATAAAGCTACGAAGAAAGCACAAGATAAAGGTGAAGTAAAAACCTTATTGAATAGACGTTGCAGGTTTCCAAAATATGAACCAATATTAAGGGGTAGTGATTGGGGTACGTTTGTACCTGCAGAAGATCATGAAAGAATGTTAGAACTACAAAAAATGGGTGAGTGGTTAAAAGACGATAATGGAGAGTTTATATTAGATAAGGAAAAGAAAAAAAAGAAGAACTATTGGCACAAAAATGATGCAAGAAGAGCATTCACATACAAAGCTTTAAATAAATTAATTCAAGGTAGTGCAGCTGACATGACTAAAAAAGCAATGGTAGAATTATATAAGGAAGGTATTTTGTCTCACATACAAGTACATGATGAATTAGATTTTTCTGTTGAATCAGACGCACATGGTGATAAGATAAAAGAAATCATGGAACATGCAGTAGACCTTGAAGTCCCTAATAAAGTGGATGACGAGTATGGTCCAAACTGGGGTGAAATAAAATGAGGATTGACTATGGCTTATTTAAATGCAAACATACCGCCTATTTATTGTAAGGTAAGAAAAGAGTATCTTTATGACATGGATAAATCTAAAACAGGTGAAGGAGAATGTGTTATATTTGGTGTCACGTCTATATCAGGTCGTGCGCTCCTTTTTAATATCATGCTACCCAATGGTGCATGCTTTTGGCGTTTGCCTATATCGGCGTTTTTCCAAAAACGTTTTTCTAGATCCAAAGTGCAAAATATGTCAGTTGACCAGCTACAACTGTGGAATTGTTTTAGTTATTGGCCTTCTGTTCATACTTTTGATTTCTTGGCTGGTATAGATGGTAAGTTTAGAGGCAAAGATAAAAAATTTTATGAAGGTCAATATCTTTTTACTATTGACTGGGCACATCCAGAGACTAATATACTAAACACGGAACATTCTGAAATTCCGCAAGAGCACAAGTGTGCACACATAATGGCATTAGATAATGGTAATTATGCAGCTCAACCAAACAATAGAATAATTTGGCACGTTAATAATTATACAACAGAAAATAATTGGCCAGACTATAAGGTACAAACTACCTATTGGGATGTTGAAGGAAAAGATTGGGTAACAGAGGACACAGATAGAATGTTCTACGAGATAGAGGAGAAAAAATGAGTTTAAATATATGTATAGATTGTGGGTTTGAAAAAAGAAGGTGCCAGTGTATAATAATGGAACCTTTATTAATAACGGAGGAAAATATGATAAGAAAAATTTTTAGAAAAATTAAAGAGATTATCTTATGGCCAGTCAAAAAAGCTAGAGATTGGTGGCATACTTGGGGATAATAAATGAAAACGTTTTGTTTTGAATGCAAACACGATTGTCATTGTGGTCGTAAATGCGATCAATGTAGTTGTTACATATGTAACAATATTGTAATAAAAACATATGAAGACTATATGGGAGGAAACATGATTGATAAAATTAAAAGTAAAGCTAAGTTTTACTGGGCTAATCACAAAGTATGTATGATTATCATTGCAGTTTTAATCGTAGCTTACATTGTTAAATAATGAATTTAGTAGATTTATTAAAAAAGAATATAGTAATGGTGCCCGTGGTGGCCTCACTTGTTGTGGGAACATTCACGGGTGTCAGATATG